GCGAGGTCCCGCGGGAGGACCAATGAGCACCCAGATCCACGACACGAAGCGGTGTCCCGACTGCGACACTCCCGGAATAATTGACGAGTTGGTGACGCGAGACGAGTACGAAGAGAACCGGACGAAAAAGCGTATCTACGAATGCCCGGACTGCGATACGAAGTGGGAATACTATGTCTGACCAGGGCCGTCCGCATGACGGACAAGTTGACGTGCGCCGCGCCGAGCTTGATGTCGGCGGTGGAACGGTCGAGGGCTGGGTCGCCGAGATCGGCGGCACGACTGGGACGGGCCACGGCCGTGAAGGCGCACTCCGAAACCTCGCAGAGAACCTGTGGAGGGAGACGCTGTGACTGGCCCGCATCACGGACAGAGTGTGGGCAGTAGTACACGAAACCGCAGACTCACGCTGGCGACCGGATGGTCAGCTGGCGCACTAAGCGCCGCGGCGATCGTCTCTGCGGCTAACGGCGCGCTGCTGGTCGCCGGTCTAACTGCAATTGGCCCAATATTTCTTCTGTTCCTCGAGCTTCGAAGTGAACTACGGAGTGGTGCTGATGAGTAGCCAACAGGGATAGCGTAGACTGGCGATAGCTTCGGTCGCGCAAAGCTAACTGTTCTGTTCTGATCCAACCGAAAATCGGTGCCCAGCGACAGCGTTACCGCTTGCCGTAGGCCTGTCTCGCGCCGTTCGTGCGGGGGTTGAAGGGCATGGTCTCGGCCTCGGTGTCGCCGCCCACGTAGTCGATCTTCGCGCGCTCGCGGTCTCTGGCCTCGGGCGTCATCTCTCCAAGGTAGTGCTCCTCGAACGTCGCCCAGTCGGACCAGCCGCCGAACTCTTTGACCACTGCCGGGAGGACACCGCAGTTCCAGAGCAAGTGCCCACCCCACGAGCGGCGGAGGTCATGCACGTCGAGATACCGCCAGCCGGGATCGTTGGTCTCTGCAACGAGTCGGTCGGCCGCCCGGCGCACCCAGCGGTAGACGGTCGACCCGGCTACGTCGACCACGGGATCGTCTGGTTCTTGGGATTGGGTGACGCCGTCAACGAACGCCTCGAAGTCGTTGGGGATGGGTGCCTCGCGGTATTTATCGCGTTTCGCGTAGTCGCCCCACACGCGGACGAACCCACGCGGCCCGTGCGCGAAGTCGTTGGGCGTGACGCTCGTGATTTCGGAGCGCCGCAGGCCAGCTCGCCCGCCGAGAATGAACGCGATACGCTGCTGGGCGTCTTGGGCTTCGTCGATCAGGAGTTCGATTTCGTCGCCGGAAAGCCAGACGCGCTTGCCGTCCTTGGTGTTGTAGTCGTCGAGTCGCATCGATTGTTCAGACCTCTTGGACGCTTGTTCTGGAGCTACCACAGTCCGGGCACGGCCCAATAGCGAAGGCCGTTCCGAACACACTCCGGCAGTCGGAGCATTTGAGGGCTTGGTTTGAGCCGATACTGATGAGTCCGTGATTCTCTGCCCGTTCTTGCGCTTCTGAAAGGGTGCCTGTCATGGCAGGCCCACCCACGGAGTCGAACCGTGGTGCTCCGAGTGGGAGACTCGCCGACACTCAAACGCTTGGAATGTCTGGGCCGCTGTATTTTATCTCGTCGGCGCCACACGTCTCTTTGAGAAAGATCGTATGGTCTGGATTGTTGGCTTCGTGTTCTTGCTCTGTCTCGGTGGCTTTGTTGAGCGTGTGGGGCTCGTCGCTGACTTGGCCGCACTGGGCGCAGTGAACCGTGAAATAGGTCGGTCTATCTTCAGTCATGGTTGCATCTACTGCTATACAGGCCATGCACTTAATACTTGGTATGGGTGCATAGAATAATTAAGAACCATGTGGTGAGCGACTGCTACAGGTACCGCTGAGTGAGAATCTGCACTGGAATGGGGGAATCCCGGCCACACCTGAAGATACCCACACCGCTTTGAAACAACGGCCGGGCGTCACCCTCCGTTACCACTAAGTGGAATCGACGCATTGTCTCAGGTGGCCCACCACGGCCAGCTGGTCATCGCTGGCGCGCGATGACGTGGCCTCTCGGCGAGAAGTCGAACGGGAAACCGAGTCACTGCGAGTGCGCCACAGCGACCACCTGTACATTTCAGCTGCCGCGACCCTTTTCGAGTGAAGTTGATACCTGAGCCAACCACGTAAACCTAAGTGGGGCCGCCGCATAGCGACTCCTGTGCGTTAGCGCCCGACTGACGCACTGCGTGATATCGGAATCCCACCCGCTCGTTGCGTTCCATCGGACCGCTCCGGTCCAAGCCTTTCCTGACGGCCGCCGACACCATTTAGTTGCATGGCACGCTACGACAGAGTATGTACGCCAGTGGCGGCGACAAGTGCATGCACAGTGATCATTACGACAGCAAAGAAGGCGCCGAGATGGCGGCCAAGCGGATGGGCATGAGCGGCCACCACAAGATGTCCTGTAACGGGAAAAAGGTCTACATGCCCGGTAGCTCCCACTCGCAGTACATGGACTACAAAGAGGGCGGTATGATGGGTGGCATGGGCGACGGCGACGGGTTCGACCTGCCCGGCTTCTGACGATGGCTGAGCCGTTTTGGGCCACCGAACAAGACTTGAGCGATGCGGAGCAAGAGCGGCTAAACCCCGACACTGATTTTGAAGCCGACAATCCAGACGGTGCAGCCAAGAGCATCCGCGCGGCCGACGAGCTGGACTACAGCGCCCAGATCGACAGCGTGCTCGAACAACGCGCGCGTGAACTCCAGACCACGGACAACGACCCGGCCGTGCCCGACCGCTACGAGGACGACGTATTCACCAGCCAGGAGCGCGCTGAGGATGCACTGGCGGCCGTCTTTCAGCGAGGCCTTGGCGCCGCGCAGGACTCGCGTGGCGTCGAGTCGGCCGTCCAGTGGGGGTTTGCCCGTGTCGACGAGTTCGGTGGCATCGTGAAAGAGGGGCAACCCGATGACAGCGAGTACACGCAGGACAACGACCTGTTGCCGTTCGGCCACCCGCGCCGGTCGGTCGAGATGGACGGTGTCGGCGAGACGCCGTTTGTCGAAGGCACGCCCGACGAAGAAACGAAAGACGACCTGCAACCGCTGTTCGATGACCGTCTATGAGCATTTTCGATCCACCCGACGACCCGCCCGACGAAGAGTTATCGACACAGGCGCTCCACGACCGCTGGGAAGCCAGTACCAATCTGTCGGCACGCGAACTGCGCGACTTTCGAGACAGCGAGTACAACGAGGCGTACTTAGCACAGAACAGTTCCAAAGCGCAAGAGGGCAATGAACCGCTGAACGATGCGATCATGCTGGCAGAGACGCCGGCCGACGAGTGGCAGGAAACGGAACGCGAGGAAGCCCTGGAGGCGCTTGACTGGATCGACAGACACGGCGCGCAGGCTGAGGACGGGCTTGGCGACAACTTTCTCACTGACGAGGAGGACATGACCAAGCGGGAGGCCGCTGGAATCAGATGGGCAGTGGACTTCGACTCAGAACGCGAGTGGTTGTAGCGGCCGTTAGTTGTCGACGGTAATGCCGTCGCGCCGTTCTTCATACGCCTGCTCTAACTCCTCAAGCATCGCTTCGCGGTCTGCATCGGAGAGGTCGCCATCGACGATGAGCGGCGCGACGGCCCGAGCGAGTAGTTCGGCGTTAATCCGGCCAGTCGGCGCCGCGTAGTTGCCCGACATATCCGCCCGGTCCCTAGAAACCTGATTCCAGACGCCACCCTCAAAGAACAGATAGGCGTATGCTGGCCCGACCACGGCGAGGACAGCGCCGAGATAGGGCACGAAGCGACCCAGGCCGAAGCCTTGCAGCACCAGCGAAAACGTGCTGAACGCGGTAACGGCCAGCGAAACGGCCTGTATCTGCCCTTTCACTGAGTCGATACGGGCTTGCCAGCGGGCGAACGACCGCACCCACCAGCGGTTAGCTGTCATCGTCCCTCTCAACGACGTGGCGCAGGAAGCGTTCGTATTGCTGGCCGATGACTTCGTAACTGTGGTTCTCGCGAACGTACCGGCGCCCGTCGTCGGCGAGTGTCTGGCGGACCGACGGATCGCGCAAGCGCGCCAACTGTTCGGTAATGTCGTCGCTGTAGATGGGATTCGGCGTCTGTGGCCGGTTAAAGGCTGCAAAGTCGTTCGTGAGGACTGGCAGGTTCGACGCCATCGCTTCGAGGATCACGTTCGGATAGGCGTCGAACTCGGAGATGTGAACCATTGCGTCCATGTCCGGCAGGTATTCTTTCGGGTCGATGTAGCCACAGAAGGACACGTTGGGGAGCTGGGCGCACCGCTCGCGGAACTGCTGTTCGTTGTAGCCGTCGCCACAGACGTACAGGTGGCCGTCGTTGTGTGTCAACCAGTCGTTGATGGTGTCGAGTTCGCGGTACAGCGGCATGACCTTCTGCCGGTAGTTGAAGTTCGTGATTGAGATGAGGTCTAGCCGCTCGGTATCGTGGCTGGCAGTCGGCCAGTTGTCCGGGTCTTTGGCGAGGCCGGCGACACCGACGTTTGAGACGCCGGTTTTCGATTTGAAGATGTGGCCCAGCCGCGCATCAACGGCGATCGCGCCGTCAAGTTGTGGGTAGACGATATTCGTAGCGACGTAGCGTTTCAGCCGCCCAAATCGCCAGATATCCATCTCTTTCCACAGGTTGCCACGCACGCGGTAGATGATGGGCGTGTCGCGGTAGCGCGCGAGTGGCCCGACCATTTTCGACCGTGGCTGGTCCATCAAGATAACGTCGTAGTCGCCGGGTTCAGTGGGCTCTACCGCGACATTAAGGCTCGTAGTTGCCAGCGGGTCGAGTAGTTTGTCAATGCGGCCGCCGGGATGAGTGACGGCGACAGACACGTCACGCGACAGGGTCGGTTTACTGGTGGCGTGTGTGGTAGCTGTCATTGGTGCCAGTGTTGTGGTCGCCAAAGTCGTCTGGTCCCTGCGCGAGTGTGAGCGCGTAGATGAGTGTGGCGAGCAGCGTAGTGGCGCCGACGATCATCACTCCGAATAGGCCGGCGAGAATACCGTTCATGGGTTGCACGTCTCCGAGTGGATGTGCGCCGGGAGGTTCTTCGTGAACGCCCCGCAGCGCGGGCATTTGATCTGGTCGTGGCTGGATTCGGCCGCCTCCTTGTGGACGCTACTCATCGGCACGAGCCTCCGTGGAAGTGGAACGGTACTTGATCATACCATACACTCCGGCCGCGGCCACCGCAACCACAGCTAGCCCGACGAGATTGGCCTCGAACGCCAGCGGGTTGGTATTTCGCGGCCAGTCGAGATACTTCGCGAAGATCCAGTAGTCGTTCCAGAAGAACCAGAACTGCCAGTCGAACCGGAACGACGTTACCGCGATGCGCTGACGGACCTGCCACCCGTACCAGAACGACGCGATAAGTTGCTGGAGCGCCAGCGCAATCAGAAGGGTGACAAAGCCGGTCAAGCGCGGGCGGGTACGCGCGGCGTTGGTGACGCTACTCATCGGTAGTAACCTCCCGCGCGAGAATGGGGTTATCACTGAACACTTTCTTCGCGCCGATAATGAGGGCAAACACCAGTATCGCAACGCCGTGCATAACCAGCTTCCGCCATGTTCGCTGGTCAGACATCATACCCTGCCTCCCGGCCGATGTGACGCATCGCCTCTTTCAGCGAGTATTCATGCTCCTGTGCAATGCTTTCGGCACGCTGGTAGAGCGCATCCGGCACTCTGACTGTGTGTGCCATGTCACAATATGCTATGCAGAGTAACTTAACGTTATTGCACGCTATGCGCCTACGTGTGGCCTGTCTGTCTGAGCAACCGCCGCGTCAGCACCACGAGATAGCCCAGCGTCCCAACAATCATTGTGACTGGCCCGGCAGTCGCGATGACTCTTCCCACAAGCGGGACGGCATAGCCCACCTGCATCCCCACTTTCGAGGTCCACACCGCCGCGTGAACCGGCGGCATCGTCAGTCGGAGCGACAGTTCTTGCTCAAAACCGGTCGTATTCGCAGTCACGTTCTCCCGGACGTTCGCCGGGATATCCTCTACTGCATCGGTCGCCGTCTCCAGACTCGCCGACTCGTTCGTGGCTGCTTGGACGCCCGTGGCGGCACCCATCGAGAACGTGGCGACACACATGATCGCAACGACAGCGATGCTGACACCGCCGTAGGCATTCGCACCCATCATGCTTTCACCCGCCGATTCTCGTACAGCGCGCCGGCCATTGCAGCGGTCGCCCCGGCCACAGTCACCACCGTCACCGTGATCACGTGCCCGACCCACGCGGGTTCACTGCCCGTCAGTGCCACCTGTTCGACCGGATAGGCGTGGACCGCAGCGTAGGCTAACCCCATCGTGGCGCCGATGCACCACACCATTGCCGCTTCCAAGAGTTCTTGCCTTTTCATGGTCACACCCCGATCAGGAAGAAGAACACGACGATCCCGGCCAGCAGTGAGAGGATGCCCAGCACCGCGATAGCCCACACGAGCCCCCGTGACTGGTCGCCTTCCTCGCCGAACTCCTCTTTGGACTTTTCGAGGCGCTTCATGGTCTTCTCTCCGGTTGCGACGTTGGCGAACCGCTGGAGTGCAACGCCAGTTAGGAGGTAGTAGCACCCGTCTCGGAGCTTCGCCGGCACCATACTGCCGTAGACGGCGCGCTGTTTCTCCGGGACGATGGCGTACCCACTCGGGAGGTTCGTGGTCGCGGCACTGACGTTCTGCACTTCGTCGCCGCCGTCCGTGTAGCGAATCTCGTCAGTCCGCTTGGCCGCCGACTCGGTGGCGAACAGCCGTTCATTCCGCAACCGCTGGGTGTCGGCCAGTTCGGTGCCCCACATGTCCCGGTCCGGCGTGAACGTAAACCCGAACTGCCGACCCAACAGCGTGTGCCAGACGATATTGCTCTCGTCAACGTCGTCGAGCTGGTCGAACTCGCGGATGCGGTAGCCCCGCTGGGTTTCCTCAAACACGGGTTTCGAGTAGGCCAGCAGCCCCATCTTGAGCAGCGTTTTCGACAGCGTGCCGGTAATGCCGTCCGACACTTTCAGGAGTTCGACGAGCAACGGAATCAGCAGGAATCCAGCGGCGAAAATCAGCAGCAGAATCATGCTGAACGTTGGATTCACGAAGTACCCGATGCCGAGGAACGTGAGTGGGAGTGGGAGCACGACCACCGCGACTTTGACCGCGTGGATGATAGCGGCCCGGACGGCACTCCAGTCAACAGCCTGGATGCGGTCGCGGAGTTCGCCAAGTGACGGGACGGCCAGCAGGAGCGTCCCGACAATGGTCGACCCGCCGACGTTGCCCTGGCCGCTCATCTGCTGCCAGATCAGGAACATCATGCCGAACGGTGCCAGCAGCGCCACGATGAGCATGATGTATTCGGCGGTCGAGCGGCCGTCTTTGTACGGTTCGCGGCTGTTCTGGTAGTACGTTTTCACCCGTTGTGGGTGCTCGGCGCGTTCGCTGCCAGTCATGAGCTGGCGGATGTGGTTCAGGTTGACGAGTTCGTGCCGGCCTTCCGGAAACTCAAGGACACCACGGACCCACGCCATAATCTCGTACATCTGCGACTCGGACTCGGTCGCACGAATGACCATTTCGTCTTTCTCTTCGGCTCTTTTCTTCCGGCGGCCGATCGCACCGTCACGAAGGCTGAACATGACGCCGTGGACTTCGTCGGCGAAGGCAAACGGAATCCCCATCCACGAGGACTTTGCTTGGTGTGGATCTTCGAACTCTTTCGTCGTATCCTGAAACTCAACTTCCTCGGTTCCTACGTCGTTGGGTCGCATCCGCTTGAGCAAGAGGTCGCCCTGTTCGGCAACGACCACGGTTGCCCGCTTGAGCATCCGCGCACCGAGCCACAGGTGGAGGTTGGCGAACGCGCGGAAGATACCCAACGCACGCGGGACGGCCGGGAGGAGGAAGAACAGCAGGAGCCCACTGGCGACGGCGAACATCCCGTAGGGGCTGATAAGCGTCGAGATGAGCGCACCCAGCATCAGTCACGAACCTCCCGCGCCAGCCGGACGGCTAGCCCGATCGCGCTCCCGACACCAACCAACAGGCCGATCCATTTGATGGGGCCGTTCACGAGGAGCCACACGAGCGCGCCGATCGTCGTCGTCAGTACGTCGGTCAGCACGGCCAGCGGACTACTCAGGCCGTAGGTGTCTTTGAACGCATCCAGGTGCAGCTCAAACGTGCGGCGAAGGTCTGTCATTCTAAGTGTCCTCCTGTCGCTCGGCATCGTGCTCTCCGTGACGACACCTGCTTTGCGCGCCACGATCTGTTCCACTGATTCTGAATTTCTGGTAACGCGCGTTTGTACTATCGTATAGCAAGGTCATAATAATATTCGCTCCTATGGGGGCGTGGTGTTCTTCGATATCCATGACTGAGACATGCCAATGGTCCCAGAGATGTCCTGTGTGTCCGGATCTTGCGATTCTATCGGGACGCCGTTTTCCCGCATCCGCTGTGCGATTTGTATTTTCGTGTCGCGCTCGACTTCATCCGGGTCGACTTCCTCTTGTTCATCCTGCTCTGCGGTGTCCCAGGCGTCCATTTTCTGCTCTTTCATCCGGCGCAACTTCTCTAACTCTGGGTGGTCCGACACGTCCGGGAAGATTATCTTGTGTTTCTGTTCGGTCATGACGTTGCGCGACCCGTAGGAGTTCACGCGAATGTCATGCACCAAGCCACGGCCCCGGCGTTCGATGTTAATCCATACGTCCGACAACTCTTCTAAGCGCGAGTCGATAGCCTTCGGACTCGGCAGTGTGATTATCGTAATCGCTTGCTTGAGCCGCATCAGCATCCATCGCTGGCTGAACTCGACGTTCAAGCCTTGCATACTCCGGCGCGCGTCCAGCTCCTCTGCGTCGTCGACAATCACAACCGTCCCAGCACCGTACTCAGACGGGACTTTGCCAAGGATGCTGAAGTATTCTTTCGGGTTCAGCGTCCCCATGCCCTCACCGTACTCGTCTGGGCTCACCCACCAGGAATGGTCGGTGAACTGCTCGGTCCACTGGAGGGCAAGCCACCCGGCCAGCGTCGTTTTCCCGACGCCGGTCTGTGAGTCTTTGGCCGTGATGATCAGTTTCAGGTCGCGGCCGTTCTTGATGCGCTCTTCCGCGAGTCGGTGGAGCGGCATCGACGGGTCGATACGGTAGCCCTGTATCGCTGGCGGCCCCGACTCTTTAGCTTGGCTCATCGATGCCCACCTCTTCGAAGCCGTAGTCCGGCACCTGTTCGGGCGAGATGTCGATGCCAACGCCCGCGCCCTGGAGGAACTCGTCAGTCCGCCGCACCGCGTCTGTGTAGACCTGTTTCGGGACGGCTTGGGCCGCTGTGACCGTCTCGTAGTCAGCCTTGATGCCGCTGCTCACTTTCACCTGCCATTCTTCGGTCACGACTGGTGGCATCTCGATGACCGTCTTGAGTCCGTTGATCGGCTTGGTTTCGGGCTTCGGGATTGTCGCATCGAACGGCAAGCGCAGGATTTCACGAATCTCTTTGTCCGACAGCTCGTCATGGTCGACGACGCTGAAGTCACGGCCGTTCGTCTCGCCGGGGACGAGTCGAACATGGCCCAAGTCAATCTGTTTGTAGAAGTAGTCCGAGTCCTCAATCTCATCGGCCCGGAGGATGGGCTCAACGTTGCGGAGATACTGTTTGACGACTACGCCCCACGTGGCCGTACTCTCGGCGTCAGACAGCCGGACTTGTGGGTTCGTTGCCGCCTTGACGAAGATTTCCCGTTCGGCTTCATCCACGCGGTCGCGGCTTTTGAGGATTCGATTCTTGACTTTCTGGTCGACTTCGCCCTCGCTGTCGATGATATTGTGATCGTCCGTCATCCGGTCAACCTCCCGAGAATCCCACTGCCGCCGCCGTCATCGCCGTCCTCGCGCATGATGCTCTCTTTGGTGTCGCGCGTGGCTGTCTCGGTCGCCCAGCCTTCTTTGGACCGTTGCGACGACTCTTTGCCGATCTCGCTGAACCCTTCGCTCTGCATCTCTTCGGTGTGGTCCAGCGGCATTTTGAACTCGTCTACGTCGTCGTAGACATACGCGCGCAGGTGGCCGGAGATGCCGTAGGTCGGCGGCCGTGCCATCTTGCTCATCAGCCGGTGGAACTCAATCACCCACTCTTTCGAGCGCACGTCCTCTTGACTGAGGTTCGTGGTCGACGTGGACCGTGAGTTGATCCACTCCAGCGCTTCAAGCGGTGAGTCGATATCCTCCGGTTTGGAGACGTATTTCAGTGTCTCCGGGGCGTTACTGTTGTCGGCCATCTGGAGGTTGCCCTGATGGACGCTTCGTTTGAACTGTTCTTCCCGCTGTTTCTCGATGTCTCCGTTTTGTCTACTCATGGTTACTTAGGTGCCCGCAGTGAGAATAGGGGAACAATCATAACCGATAGGACAGCGACGACTAGAAATACGCCCACAAGGTCCATCATGCCGGGGGCAGTGGTCGTAAATTCCCGACTGGCCTGTTGAATTTCCTGCTCACTGACGGCCGTGTTTATTTGACTCATTACCTCCATCCCGACCCACGCAGTGATAGCCGCCATCACGACGGTAATCGTGATAGCGACGTGGTCGGTGCCGCTCTGGTGGTCCTCTCTGACACGATTCAGTATCCCATCGGTTGGCCTGTCCTCGGACACAGCGCCCTCCAGCTCACTCAGGCGACTCTCGCCCGCACCCTCGTAGCCAAAGACGGCGTCAGCACACCCCCGACAGAGCGCGGCTACTTCGTCGGCGTCGGCGGGTGCATCGGCCGCCGCGTTCAGTGCCACCGGTACGATGTCGCTTTCGTCCTCGTACCACTGGCGACAGTTCGCACACTGATACTCGGTGACTTCGACAGTGTTGGACTCGACACGTTCGCTCGTGCGTGTGTTCGGTAGCTCAGTCATCCTCACCACCCCATAAACCGCTCAGTGCTATAGCGAGTCATGCCGTCTCACTCCAGTACTCCTCAGTCGTTACCTGATGGCCGCGAACTTTGATCCGGTAGACCAGTGAGATGATTTTGACCCACAACGGAACCGATGCCCATACTGCCAACATCAGCATCAAGAGTTCCCAGATAGAGGTTGTGGCGCCCATTATGTCGAACAGGAACGCATCTGCCTTCCTGTCTGGATACACCTCGCTGGCGATCCCCAATTGAATGAAGACAACAACGCTGAATGCCACGACTACAACGATGCGGCTCAACGTTTCGTTGATGCCCTCAAGGAGATAGTTGATTAGCTCATCGGGCAGTCTGCCATGCGCCCGGAAGAGCGCCGCGATCATCGCCCCAAGCGAGACGATAGCCACCGCTATTGTCATCTTCATGCCGTCTCACCCCGCGACACCAGCCCGTGCAGACGGTCTGTGACCCGTGGCTCAATCTTGGCTAAGAGTTGATCCACGCCGAGACACCCCATGCCGACGAGGATGAGGAAGACCCCGCCAAGCCGGACCTCCACCGACCATAGCACGGCGAAGCCCATCCACGCGAAGCCGACGTAGACGAACAGCCGGGCCATCTCCCGAACCGTTTTCCGCAGTGGCGTATCCATGTCTGTCCCGTTGAGGTAGCCCATGCGGGCCAGTTCGGCCTGTGAGGTTTGTCTGATCGCCTCTGAGCGACTGTCGGCGTGGCCGTGTTCGACGAGTTTGTCTAAGGCCTCTCTGTGTTCACTGTCTGTTCTGGCTGTGACATTACGCGCCATTACGCTTGCATAGCGCCCGCCGGCACAAAAAACCCGTCACATGCCCCATATACAGGCGTATATGGGCTTGAAACGTCTGGTCCGCTTATTATAACCCCGTTGCATAGCGTGGGATGTAGCCATGCTCGATAAACTCAAGGCGCTGTTCGCTGACGAGAGCGGGCAGATGGGCGGTCGTGACCTGCCCAGTGTTGCGATTCTCGTCGTGATCGCGGGTGTCGTCCTCTTCGTCGGCATCCAGATCATGTCGCAGGTGGTTCAGAACACCAGTCTCCAGAGTGGCGATCCGTTCTATAACGCCACTGAGACCCTCGAACAGGACTTCAACAACGCGTTCGGAACGTTCGGCCTCGCGGTGACGATCGTGATCTTCAGCGTAATAATTGTGTATCTTTACGGTCTTCGCGGCGGCGGTCGATAGAAGATACACAATTCACCGCGTATTTTTGACGCAGCGCAACACAGAGAGCTACGCGAACGCGATGTTCATAGCGGCATTTGCATCCGCGTTCACACCATATCCACATTCCAGACACTCGAACAGTTCGCCGTCACGATTGTCCTCATGCTGGTAGCCACACTTACGGCAGGTCTGGCTTGTGTAGTACGGTTCAACGGATTCAAACCCGATCCCTGCCGCAGTGGCTTTGTTTTCAATCTTGTCTAAGAGGCTTTGATACGGCCAGCTATGGACCGCTTCAGTGTCTGCCTCTCGGAACGTTCCGATATCTTCGGCTTGGATGATGCACGGCCGGTAAGGTTCGGCAGCGTCCACAATTTCCTTCGCGACCGTATGAAGCGTATCATCCGTGTATCGCCCAAGCTTTTCACGGAGTTTAGCCGCCTGTTCGTGGTTCTTCTGTTCCTGAGCGTGCTGTATCTTCTCGCGATAGTGTGTACGCCTATGCTGGAACTCGTCGCCAGACTCGACATGAACAGTGACGATCTCGCCGGTCTCGCGGCCACGGACCGCAGACGCATAGAGCGCGCGCAGACCGATGTCCACGCCAACAACATACTCGCTCCCCGCACGGGTCGTTACCTCTTGCTCCCACTTGACAGCGATTCGAGCGCGTGGCTGGCCGTTATTGTACGCCAGCTCGACTTGACCGAGTGTGGCGTCATCCTTCACAGCCCGTTCAAGATATTCGCGTTGGTGTGCGCCAATATCGAGATGCCACCATTCCGGGTTGTACGGCACGAACTTTGCTTTGAGGCCATAGCCCCGGTCGTTTGGCTTGATAGCGTAGCCCTGTGTCGTGAGTATCAGAAAATCGCAGTCGGTGATGCCGTCTTTCGGGAGTTCGTTCCCTAACTCACTGGCGCTTCTGTAGTTCGCAATCACTCGGTGAACGGCGTTCTGTACGAGTTTGTCTTTTATCACGTAGTCGCCGAGTTCGCGTTTGACAGTCCTGTATATCTGGCTGTTGTTACGTCGACGAGCGTGGTCTGGAAACGACGGGAGCAGATTTGCCGTCACTTCTGCGGCCCGGCGAAAGTCGGACACAGCCCGTTGAAGCTTGCTGTTCTTCCGGTCACTCGTTTCCAGGTTGCAGGTGATTGTCCGGGTAATGTCCGTACTATCAGTCATTTGTGCTGTCTTCACGCGGGAACTTGCGGTCGTCAACGATACCGCCCGCCAGTGCTGCGGCGGTCATCCCACAGCCACAATCAGGGCACTTGACGCGCCCGTGAGCCGCTGTCTCGTACCCGCATTGACTACACTGCCGCCAGTAGATGTAGATGAGTTGTGTGTTGTGCGCGGTCTGTCGCTCAGACTGCATCTCAGTCATCTTTCGGAAGCACCTCCACGACTTCCTTCGGTGGGTAAAGCCCGCCAGTCTCCGGAGTTTCGACCCAGCCGTTGGATAGAATCTTCACCGGACCGCGTAGTGTCTCGATTTCACCGTCTGACCAGCGCACCTCTGCATCTTCGAACTCGCGAACGGCCCCGGGTTCCGAGTCACTCACAGTTCACCACCTCCTCCGCCGGGAAACACGTACAGCCCGTTGGATAGGTTTCGAGCACCACAGTTCTGACAGTCCCAGCCAATGTACTGACCGAGTTCGGTCCGAACAACCGTCACATCCGCCTGCCCGCCTTTTGGTTCGTCACAGTGCGAGCACTCTATCTCGCCTGAAAACGTTGCTCCCGACGCGCCTTCCGGACGTGTTGGATCAGTAGTCATCGTAGTCACCTGCGTTGATTTCCGCCATCAACATCAGTTCTCGAATGGCTGAATCGTAGCTGGTGTGGTCCTTCTCGTCTTTCAGCGCCTCCAGTTCGTCTTTCACGAACTCGCTGACTTGCACTGTCGGCATAGCACAACATTGTGGCGCAATGCTTATTACATTAACGCTATAACAAACGTGTAACCGGGTCCACCTACACGGTGTACTCGGGGCGTGGCACCGTCACCGCGCACGCCGAAGCACGCTTCGGTCTGATGCTACCCGCTGATGCACCCGCACGGCAGTGGATCACGCCTCACAGCCACCACAACCGGCGGTCAAGGCGAGAACACCGGCATAGAAAGCCGGGGCTGACAGCTAAGTACCCACGCAGGTTGGCCCACCAAGGACATGGTACCTGTGGCCGGAAATTGCAACCCTCTCGGGCGCAGTGCCGCAGGGAACGGCTCACAAGCGAGTGTAGCAACCCTACTGGCAATGTCCGTCCACCAACGGGCTCAAACCAGGAACAGAAACGCGGTCTCTCTGGGGCTGACGGAGGTAGACGATGATGACTTTCGCGGGCCACTAGCTCAGAGGTAGAGCACGCGGCTCATAACCGCGCACGCGCCGGTTCAAGTCCGGTGTGGCCCACTGGAACAGTCTCTACCTGTACGGCCTCCGCGGCGGCGGCCGGTAAGGTTCCGAACGTTTCGCGCCAACCCTTCGCGGCTTTCTTTCGGTGTTTCGTGGTGAGTGTGGGCTGTGCAACTACCAATCTTTTTGGACGCATAGCATGTATCCTGAGTCATGCGCGCCATCGTTGCGATTGTCCTGGCAATCGTCATCCTCTTTGTCGGGCTGCAAGCTCTCGGGCTGCAAGCCCAACAGGTGCAACCAGACATGAACAACTCGACGAATCTCACGACGGACAGTTACAATCTCACGAACGCCGTGTTTCAGGGCGCCGGGAACACACTCGCCACGGCGCTCCCGTGGATGGGCATGAGCGCCATCGTCCTGCTGGCCGGTGGCCTGCTGGTGTACGGTGGAGGTGGCCGATGATAGCGATGTACTCCCTGTTTATCGGCGCCGTGGGCGTGCTGTTGACCTTCGCGACCGTCCTCACCCCGGATGACGGCTGGGCGATCGTCCTCGGCGCGACCGGCTTTGTCACGTGGGGGCTGTTCGCCTACAGTGGCCTTGATATCGTGGTCGTGACGGACGCGACTACCTACACCTTCGCGGAACCCGTCGTGGTGATTTTCGGACTGTTGATGGCGCTGATCCCCGGCTACGTGGCACTGACCGGGCCGGCGGATATCATCACGAGCTACGCTCGCGTTGACGCTGACGACCTGTAGGCACTGGATTTTATCTAGCCGTAGGTGCATAGCACGCTATACATGGAGACGAATCGGATCATCACTGGCGATTCGTTCGAGGTGCTGTCTGAGCTACCTGCCGACAGCGTTCATGCGTGTGTGACTGATCCACCCTACGGGCTGGCGTTCATGGGGCGTGACTGGGACGATTTCGAGCCACGCGAGTATCAGGACTGGTGCATGGAATGGGCCGAAGCGGTGAAACGAGTGTTGAAACCCGGCGGGCATCTGCTGGCCTTCTCCGGTAATCGAACGCATCATCGCTTGTTCACGGGCGTCGAGGACGCCGGCTTTGAGATTCGGGACACGCTGACGTGGCACTACGGGAGTGGGTTCCCCAAGGCAACAGACGTTTCGAAGACCATCGATAAGCGGGCCGACGCCGAGCGAGATGTGTCTGGTTCATATGACTGGCCTGATGGGCGTAAGCGTGACTGGCAAAGTCACGACCTATCGCATGAGAATACTTACGGCGAAGCGGACGGGCCAGAATCTCGACGATTGGAAACCGAACCCGCAACTCCCGAAGCCAAGAAGTGGGACGGCTGGAAAACGGGCCTGAAACCCGCCACGGAGTACGTCGTCATGGCTCGGAAGCCCTTTGACGGGGCAACCGTGGATTGTGTGCTTGAGCATGGCACCGGGGCACTGAATGTTGACGGGGCGCGGATACAAGGATCGGACGGGTCTGGGTTCTGGCCGGGCGGCGAAGACAAGATAGACGATGAGGAGCTATACGGCGACTCGAGGACTGGAGGCGAGAAAAACGACCGTGGCCGCTACCCCTCTAACGTTATCTTTGACGAGATAGAAGCCGAACGGTTAGACCAAGACGTAGGCGAAACAACCTCGTGCCGGTCAACCAAGCCCCACGACGGTTACGGCGAGGACAGTAATTTCATAAACGGTGTTTCTCACCCCGGAAACCAGTACGATGAAACCGGCGGCCCGTCCCGGTACTTCTACACCTCGAAAGCCACCAAGTCCGAACGCAACTTAGACGGGCGGATCGACAACTCACACCCTACTGTCAAGCCCCAAGACCTGATGGAATGGCTGGTGAAACTCGTCACGCGCGAAGACCAGACCGTTCTCGACCCGTTCTGTGGCTCAGGCACAACCTGTATGGCCGCCAAGGAGTTGAACCGGCAGTTCATTGGCATCGAGAAACAGGCCAAGTGGGCCGACGTAGCCCGTGTGCGGTGTAATCTGACGCCGGACAACCCCGACGTAGTGCGTGGCGACGACAACCAGCAGGGCTTAGAAGCGTTCAGCGACTAACGCTGTCGCCAACTTTTACGGTATCGCGGTTGTTACACACTGCTATGGCGAACTACCCAGGCATTGCACCCGCGCCACTGACCAAAGAACCCCTCGGCACTCAGGGCGAGTTGACGCCCGGCCCCGACGAGTTAGACCCAAGCGTCCCCGAACACTACGCCGAGCTGGTCGAGCGCGGCTACATGGACGCAGAGGATCATACCGTGGACGAACTCGGAGAGGTTCGGGGCTTCGCTGGCTTCGACGACAACGACCAGCCCGTGATCGACCCGTGGGACCCGGACACCCGACTGTTGCCCGAACTCCCGCAGTTCTGACCCGTGCTATTCCTGGCGGCGCCTGTGTGGCTGTACGCGGCCGTGCGAGACGTTCGAACCAGACACGTCCCAAACTACCTCTTTGGACTGCTGGCCGCTGTGGGCGTCGTGCGGGCGCTGAGTGGCGCCGTACAACCGCTGGCACTGCTGGCGAGTGTCGGCGTCGTGTGGCCGCTGGCACTCGTGCTGTGGGGCCACTTCGACGTGGGCGGGGCCGACGTGAAGGCGCCCATGGTCGCGGCGGTCCTGTATCCGGCGTCGATCCCGGCGTTCTTGGTCGGGACTGGCGTGGGTTTGGTCGTGTTGACCGAGCGGTGGGACGATGATATACCAGCCCTCCCGGCGTTCGCGGTCGGGGCAATCATGGCGACTCTGCTACCGCTGTGACACCCTGTTCTACTTTCACCGTGCGCTTCGTCTCACTCAGGAGTAGTTACCCAAGCGGTATTTTCAAGTGCCATGCGTGGCACGCTATGACCGTAGTATGGACGTTAACAGACGCAACCTCCTGAAAGGTGCGGGTGGTATCGCTGGTGCAGGACTCCTCGGCGGCGTTGGGCTGCTGGCAACAACCGGCAGTGCCAGTGCCTCCGCGTCCGGGTCGATCACGGACCCACGCAGCGCAACGAGCGATGACGGCGAAATCAGTTACGTGGCCGTGCAGTCGACCGGCCGCCTCAACTGGGACGGCTTCGACACACCGGCGAAGTTTGCCCGGATCGTCAACCGCGTCAAGTACAAGCGCGACGGCAGCGTGTTCAAGCGGTACGACATCAACGACACCGGCAAGTTCGAGCTGGGGACCGAGTGGGGCCAGTCCGGTGAGGAAACCAACCTCTCCGGCGACCACGATCCCGGCCAGTCCGGCTACGTTGCCTCTGACGTTGACTGGGGCATCGCCCAGAGCAACCGAGAGAACAGTTACAACGAGGGGTATGGCCTGCCAAGTACGCCCGCGCCGACCGCGCCGCTGTACGCTGGCACGGACGGCACTACCAAACAGACCACGGTCATCCTCGAAGTCGAATACCGACTGTACGCGGCCGATGGCTCGGAACTGACGGGCCAGGACGGCTACCCCGACCGGCCCACCTCGACTAACAGTTTCGTCGTGACGGTGGAGAACCAGAAGAGTACCACGTCGTTCGGAGACTCGGACGCCGAGGGCGACACTGGCGATAGCGCGGAAGTCGGCGTATAGGCTTCAACAACAGCGGCTTTTACTCGCGGCCGACGTACTCCAGATACCAGCGGTCACACGACCCACAGTAATAGCGCACCTGGCCGTTCTCCGGCGCCGGCTTGGACACAAAACAGCCCTGCTTACAGCGAGACACGCTGTCGTTGTCCTGCCAGTGATTATATCGGTGCTGCCTCTCCGACTCTGAAAGCTCGTCAGTGGTCGACATTGCGCGGTCACATGGTTGGCGCGGAGTGAAACTAAAGCTATCGGGGCAGTATGGCGCCCAAAGCATTTTGGCGCAATGCGGTGTATGTCAAAGCATAAATGTCCAACATCGGCGAATCGTTCCGCGAGGCGTTTCAGAACAACGACAGCGCCCAAGCGAGGGAAGAATCGTTCGAACAGGACACCGGGCAAGACTTGTCCGGTCCGTCCGACACCACAGAGGAGACGACGGACACCACCGACGACGATGACGCCCGCCAAGTCAATAGCGGGAGTGCGGGCGGTGGCTTTTCGCCCAGTCCGTTAGGCCCCGGCCCCATCGCAGACAGCGGGTCGCCGAGTTCTGGCAGTAGTGGCGGCGACTCTGGTAGTTCCGGCGCGTCGGACGGTGGGTCTGGCGGGTCAAGTGGTGGGGGTAGCACCGACACGAGCGCTTCCGGAAGCGGCTCACCGGGCGAAACGACGGTCGACATGGCCGACGCGGCTCCAGAGGCGATCCAAGACCGGAACGAACAGATCATCGAGGACATATCGAGCGCGCGGACAGCACAGCAGCAGACCAAACAGCGAGCGAAACAGGCCCAGCAGGAGACGCAAGCATTCGCCGAGTCGGTCATTGAGGATGTTTCGGAACAGCGGACAGCCCAACAGCAGGAGAAACAGCGGGCCAAAGCCGAAGCTGAAGCCAACCAGTTGCCCGATGCGAACGAAGCCGTCATCGAGGACATCAGCGAGGCACGGACGGCACAGCAGCGCGAGAAGATGCAAGAGCGGGCGCCGGACGTTGAACAGGACACCGAACCCGCTGGGCCGGTCGGGGCCGCGACTGGCGCTGTGTCCGATGCTATCGAAGGCGCGCAACAGTCACCACTCGGCGACGTGGTCGGTGCGGTCGGTGGTGCGAGCAGACAGGCCGGGCAAGCCGTCAACCAGAACGTCGTGCAACCGGGCGCCGAGCTGGCCGGCGACGTGGCGGACGTTGGGAGTGACGCCGCACAACTCCAGCAAGGGCTGAACCCCAGCACACTGCTCGTCTCACCCGGTGCGGCACAGGAGACTCGACGGCAGGGCATCGAAGGGCTGAACGACGCTGATGCGTTGTCCGACGTGCAAGACGTGGCGCGGGGCGAAGACGCCGAAGCGAGTGATCCGAGTGTCGTCGAGCAGCGGGTTGAAGGATTCTCGCAGGGGCTTGGCGGCGGTGCGATCAGTGCCAGTATCGGCGCTCCGGCCGAAGTCGCACAGACTGGCGGGACGGCACTGGAAGGCGTGCAGTTCACGGGCGAAGCGATTGAGGAGCAAGGCGCCGCTGCTGGTGCGGCAACCGCTGGTGCGGCTGGCGTAGCGTTCGCACAGGACGCAGCGGAGGACTTTGGCGAGGCCGCCCGTGAAAGCCCAAGCCGAGTGGCTGGATCGTTGATCGGTGGCGCTGCCGCTGGCTCGGTCACAACTCCAGTCCGGGTTGGTCGGCTTGACGTACCCACCGATGGACCTGTTGGCAAAGTCCCGCGACCGTCGATTGGGGGTGTTGACGTTCGCGGTCCGGATGTAGACTCTGGCATCCGAACAGAAACACCAACTGTTGAAGCAGACATCTCAACAGCAAGAGTTACAGAAGGCGTTGCTGGAGACGTGCCGAATGTAGAGGTTGAGGTGCCGGAAACTGGCGGTGTCAGTGTCAGTCGGCCACGTGTCGACTTTAGTGACGCATCTATTGATATCGAACCGCCAGGACTGCAACGGCCAGAAAGAGTTGTCACACGTGGCCTCCGCGTTGAGACGCCGGCAATTGCAGAAGCCGTTGGCCTTCGCTCGCGTGGTAAAACACTGGCAGGCAGTCGTGGTTTCCGGCCAACAGTCGGTGCCCCGTCGCTCGCCAATCAAGCCGATAGCGTTGATCTGACTGCACTCGGCACGACCGGCACTGCCACCGCCGAAGCACGGTCGGCGTTCGAAGCCGACGTATTCCGGGAAACAGCAGATGACGTGAGCGCCCAAGCGGGCGAACGCTTCCGAGCGGCCGAAGCCGTCCAACGACAGGCGCAGTTGCAGCGCCAGCCCGACTTTACCGTGGACTCGGCCGAGGAAGCCGTCGGACTGGCACGGGCTGTCCCCGACGACGCCGCGGAGGACGTGACACAGGCGCTCAGGGACACTGACGCCACGGTATTCGGGAGTGCGGCCGCGCGTGCCCAGACCGAAAACTTCCGCGAGCCCCGTGACCTTGACATCGTCGTTGACGACAAAGCGGAAGCCAAGCCCGTCCTCGAAGAAGCCTTAGAGGGCGAAGGTGCGACTGTCGACGACGTGTTTGACATCAAGGAAACGGCGGACGTGCCCGGTCGCGCGGCCGGAGGCGAACCTATAAAGTTCGGCAGAACGTCACAAGCACCACGGGAATTGGGCGGGGTCCCGTTCAATCCTGTGGGGGAGGAACTGACGCGGAAGGCGGGGGCCTCCGCGTTCATTCGTGAACCCGACGCCGCGGGCACGCCAGAGTTCGACGTTGGGCCAGAGCCACGGCGGGCTGGCCGGACGGACGTGCGCGAGAAGGACGTGACTGACACGCAGATGCTTGCCGACGAGTTGAACGTCTTCGAGAGCACGCAACGCCGGTTCGAGCGTGCGTTTGACCTGGAGACTGACACCGCGACAGGTGTTGCGGCCGGACAGACGCGCCGCTTTGGCTTTGACGACCGGGCACAGGTTGACCTTGGCGGCGCTGGCCGGCGCACGGACACAGACACCGATACAGACACAGCGGCCACGAGACGGCAGCGAGACGGTCGCCAAGAGCGAGCAGAGAGAGACGATAGTCCGACCGGACGGACGGAAGCCGACACAGAGACGCCCGTCACGAGCCCGAGCACAGGCACGCCCACGGCCGGCCGTGGCACTGGTGTCCCGAGTCCTGCTGTTGGAGGCAGTGACAGCGGCAGTCCTGTCACCGGCACGGACCCGACTTCACCCGTTGACACTGGCGATGTGTCGAGTCCGGTGTCAATCGGCAGTCCAGACAGTCCGGTCACGATTCCCACGATTCCGAGCAGTCCGCCGACTGGCATTGCCGAGCCGCCAGTCAGTCCGCCGGATATTGGTACGCCGGACAGTCCGGTCAGCCCGCCGAACGCGCCACCGTCTAGCCCGCCGTTCACACCGCCGTCGAGTCCGCCGAGTAGCCCCCCGAGTGCGCCACCGAGCGCGCCACCGAGCAGCCCGCCGACGAGTCCGCCGATCCGGCCGCCGGCAAATCCGCCGCGCGACCCAGAGACAGGTCCGGACCCTGAACGGGGTGACGAGCGGCCAGATGTGTTCTTCGGCCGTGTGGAAGACCCATCCTTTACCGACTTCATTAACCCACTGACCGGCGAACGTATCCGGACCACTGACGACCTGTTCCAATGAACGAGCGCGCACAGTCCATTGGGATCGCACAGTTCATCCTCACGTTAGTCGTGGGCGCCGTGGTCATCTATCTCGTCACGATCGTCGGCGAAACAGTCCTACCGGGCGCACAGGACGCCACGAACAACGCCACGGCGAACCAAGCGACGACGTGGATGCAGACCGTGCCCGACATGCTGCCCATCGTCATCCTGCTCATCGGCTTCATCGGCTTGATTGTCTTGGCTGTGTTCCGGCGCGAGATTCGGTAAGACCGGCGCTGTTCACTTTCACTGTGGCGAATTGTTAAATGGAAATAGCGACAATCTGGCAGGTATGGCGACAGCATGGCTACGCCAGCGGTTGAGTAACAGCGAGTGGAGTATGGTGGTCGTCTTCGTGACGGCCTTTATGATCCCGTTTCTCACGGGCTTGTTCGGGATTAGTTACGCAGAGTCGAGCGGCCTGTTTATCATGATTGCACTGTCATACCTTGGGTACAGACTGGTGCTGTACCGCTCGTACCAGTACCTCCAGGCGCGACGTGCGGACGCTGCATAACCCGTCAACTACCTTTATGCGTTGCGCGACATGATATAGCAGCATGTCGACTGCGTTCGACGTTGTCGTTGGGGGCGTCATCACAATCATCATGTTCGTCCTGCATCGCGTAGGTGTCGAGATGTTCGCACCCGGCAGTGCTCTATGGGATGTAGCCACCGAAGGCACAGCCGTCATGTCCGGGACACAGCACGCAACTACGCTGTTCCAGGCAATCGTGGTCTGGATGCCGATGCTCTTTATCGGCGGAATATGGGCGTGGGTGACTATCCGAGCGTGGAAACGGCAGGTACAGACTGCAAGGCCCTCGCGCCCGGCCTAATAGTTACTGCTGACCTGCACGTAGAGGAACGTCATCACCCCGGCGCCAGTGCCCAAGATGATTAACACGACGAAGATCATCGACGGCGCGGCGAGCTGGCCGATAACGGCGCCCCCAACGACCAAGAGGAGCACCGCCGGCAAGACGATGCTCCCGGTCGTCAGATAGATACTCAGCAGGATGCCACCGTACACGATCATGCCGGTGGTCAAGAAGCCGACTGGATCGGCGTACTGGCACGTAAAGGCTTCAAAAAATTTGAACGGGCCAGCCAACCGCTGTTCGAACCCTGAACCCGGCGTACAGAACTGTTGCAGGACTGGAAACATGTTTAGTTGTTGAGTGAGTAGCCGCGCAGGAACGACACCGTGCCGAGCGCGTAGACGACACTCAGAACGATTTTCATCATGCCCGTCAATTGCGACGGCACACCAGCGCGGTTGAGCATGTTCGGCAGGCCAGCCACCGGGAGCGCCAACGTACTCAGCACGTTGCTCAGGACGTTATACATGCCGAACAGCGTACTCCCGGTCGGCGCACCGGACCTGAACTCGCCGGCTTGCTGCTGTGCTTGGTCGACCTTTTGGTCCCCGCCCACGGCAGGGTTGATGCCGAGTGTCCCCGCCGCCGCTGGCGTCATGAGCAACCCCGAGAAGAGGTTGAGGCACAGCGCGAACACGGCGAGGATCGGTAAGAGCTTTGCCATACACTGCGTTTCGCGCCATGCGGACAAAAAATCAGGGGGCGTGTTATGGCCCACTGGCCTTGGCGACTTGGTAGACGACGGCCACGAAGATGGCGATGGCGATGAGCAGCGCACTCGCCACACCAGAGAGCAACCCAAGCCACCACAGCAGCCCGCCAGTTATCGAGACGACCACAGCGCCCACACCAGCGTTGAGCACGCTGAACGCGCCTGCAAGCAACAGGAGCGTCATCACACCCACGGCCGCCTGGAGGCCCGGCGCAAGCGGCGAGAACAGTTTCTTGTTGTTCGCAATCGTCCGGGACTGGACCACCGTGTTACCGTTCCGGTCGATGACGAAGTTGACCACCCACGTCTTTTCAGAGTCGTTCTCGCCGATCTGGAAGCTATTGTACGCCGTCCCGATGTCGAAGAAACTCGTGTTGGCGACGAGCTGGTTATCCGGGTCGCCCTTCTCGTGGATGTAGACCGTCAACTTACTCGTCTCGTTGAAACTGTCGTTGTAGCGGTACTGTACCGTACGATTGTCGAGTGAGGCACTGTAGGCGTAGCCGTCCTCAAACTCCGGGATGTCCACTGTCGGCGCACCGGGCTCGACCGTGACTGTCTCCGAAACAGACGCCCGATACGGGCCGACAATCTGCTGGTCGCCGTCCGTCGACAGGATCTTAGTCCGGTACCGAACGCCGTCCTCCAGCGTGGCCGTGACGCCCTCGGTCCCAAAGCGGTCAGCGTGGACCGTGCGCCACTCGGTCGTACCGTTGACTTCGATCGCGCGCTGGATAGCCAAGACGGACTGCGACCCGTAGTTGCCGGTCGGGTCTTCGAGGACAAAGCGACTCTCGACAGTCGGGACAGCAGACGTGTTCAGGAGGTAGAGCGACTGTTGCTCGTAGATTGACGTGACGTACAGCGGCCGAGTTGTAAAGTTGGAATCGGTCGGGTCAGCGACGACGATGTAATCCGCGTTGACCTGCAAACCCGTGAGTTTCAGCGTGCCATTCGACGTTGACCGGGAGTAGACGTTATCAGGCCCAAAGAACGTCAAGTCCGTCGAGACGCCACTATCTATTAAGTCGGAGTGGTTGAGTTCGTTGCGGACAAACAGCGTGTCCGGCACGCTGTACGTGTCAGAGGCAGTCGTCTGGAGGCCCGTCGAGTCTGTGACCGTCCACTCGTAGGTATGCTGGCCGCCAGTCAGACCGGACTGTGGGATGGACACAGAGACGGTCTGGTTGCCGGTGATCGTCTGACTGCTAATCTGCGTGCCGTCGAGCGAGAGCGTCACCGTGAGTTCGTCCCCGCGGGACAGCTCCGGGTCAGAAATGTCCGCGTCGATCGTGCTCGGGTTGCTATCGAGCAAGCCAGTCGGCGAGACGCTATTGATAGATGGCGGCTCCGGAGATTCAAACACCACCGCGTGGCTTGAGGCCGACAAGTCAAACGTGCCTTCCCCGGCGTTGTTCGTGTTGGCGTTGCCCAGCAGGTCGCCGGTATTAGCATCGAACGCGCCGATATTCTCATTCGCGGGCAAGTCATAGAACCGCACTGAAACCGTGCCGCCGTCAGTGCCAGCGTAGTAGATGTCCGTCGTGTCATCGCCGACCGTCACGTCTGTCACTGACAGCGCGTTCACATCGCCGCGCGTGTCGAAGCGTTGCTTGTCGACGGGATAGACTTCGACCCACGTGCCGCCAGCAGTAACCGACGTGATATTCGTCCACTCTCCGGTCATGTTGCTCGTGTGGACGCTGGCCCATGCCGGCGCATCCGATGCGAGCGTGATATTCCCGTTCTCAGTCGTCACGTCGACCGTTCGGCTGTCTGGGAACGGATCTTCGAGCGTCATGTTCGTCGCGCCGTTGACAGTGACGTTCATTCCGTCCGGGGCGCCGACTGTCGGGCCGTCTGAGATACGCACAGCATCGCCGGGCGCGAAGGTCGCTCCAAAGACGACCATTGCTGTCGCACCCAAGACGACGCCCAGCAGCACGAGCGTTTGCGTTCGTGGCAGTCGCATAGCGGACATTCCATGCCCGAAACAAAATAACCCCGTGCCTCTGCATTGCGTGTAAACAAACTTTACGGTATTGCGGGGACAAACCGCCAGTATGCCAACGGACGATTTAGGCGACGTGGCCCTCGCTATTGTGGTTTTCGGGGTTGCGTTGCTCATCGGCGTCTCTGTCTGGTCGACGATGGCCGGCATGGCCGCCCAGCAATCGACAAACGGCGACCGTGTGCAGACCGCACAACCGATTGACGGCGACTCGTGGTACTCGCTCAGCAATACAGACGGCGTCAACGAAACCGTACTCAGCAGTCGCGGGTATGCGGTCAATCTGACCGGCGCGTCTGACAGTTTCGTTCAATCAAACTCGAACATCGACATTGCGACAGACGACAACTGGACCGTCGCAACGTGGGCGCGTGTCGATCCCGACGCTGCAAGTCGCAACATGACGGTGCTCTCGGTGAACGGTCGACTGGTCTTTGGCTACAACGGCAGTAGCGGTAACTGGACCGCGTGGTACTACGACGACGGGAGCCGCGACAGTTACGAGCTGGAAGTGACGGCGCCCGGTGCGGCTGGCAACTGGACGCATCTGACGGCGACGGCGACGAACGACTCTGTGACGCTCTACCGGAACAACAGCGCCCAGGACAGCGTGGACCTAAACCAGAGCAGTAGCGTATCCAGTCCCGTCAACAGCACCAATTTCGACGGCCGGTTGGAGGAAACGCGCACGTTCGACGACGTACTGAACAGCAGTGAGCGCGCGGAACTTATTGCGTCCCCGGTCGCACCACAGCGCGGGCTGAATCGAACGAGTCGCATCATGTACGACGAACCGTATGCGAACCAGCAGTTGATCCTATTCTCTGGTGCATCTCTCGAACAGTCAAACGTCACGTTTGCAGACGGCTTCGACGGTCGCAAACTCTCTGAGAGCGAATACGAGTGGAACACGGTTGGGCCGCGGTTGAAAGTTACAGCAGCACTCCCGGTCGCTTACGTCGACTACACGATCCGCTCGCTTGGGCCAGGAACGGTTGTCCCGGAACTGAATAATGCGCTTGGGTTCGCGGCCCTCTTACCGCTCCTGTTGATTATCGGCCTGATGCTGACGTATCTGCGTGACACGCAGGGCCGCTGAGACTGGTAGAACCACCAACGCTTTTGCCGCTAGTCGTGCTATGCATAGGTAATGCCAGACGGTAATGGCACACTGACACGGCGCGGGCTCATGGCGCTGCTCGGAGCGATGAGCGGCGGGGCCGCGGCGGCAGGACTGACCAATGACAACGGACAAGGCAACCTCATGGGTGGTACAATGTCGCTAAACGAACCGTACAACGTCGCCGGCAGTCTGTGGATCGGCCCAGACAGCGCGCGCTCGCAGGTTCAGGCGAAGAGTGGGCGGGTGTACATCGGTGCAAGCGGCGATGGCTACACGTGGTACAACGGCGACAACGGGTCGTGGACAACGAAGGGGCTGGGCGACAGCGCGAATCCGGTTCCATCGGTCAATACAGATTCCTTAGTGAACATCGCAGACTACATTGTCGACTCAACCCAAGGACTCGAAGACGCTTTTAGCAATCTCTCTGCTGGCGAAACCATCTATATCGGACGCCCAGAAACGCCGTACCGTCCTTCACAGTGGCTGGACATCGACGGCGTCAGCAATGTCAACGTCTTCTTCCAGAGTACGACAGCCGAGGACGGCAACGCCATACTGAAAGTTGCTGACGGTGCGAACGTTGGCGGGATTCGTATTGGTAACTCCGCAACGACAGAGAATATCAGAGTCGAACGCCAGGGTCACGACGGGAACCCGACCAACCAGACCAGTGGTCTGCGCCATCACGGTTTCATCGTCGACAACAATGCCAAGAACGTCGTCGTACGCGACGGTTTTTATACGAGAACACATCCGTACCACGTTCACAACGACGGCGGCAGCGGCATTACAGTCCGTAGTGGTGCCAAGAACGTCCTCATCGAAGGAAATCGTATCACGGACATCGGAGACCGAGGCATCCAGACGGCAGGAGACAAGGTCGTCGTTCGTCGCAACTACGCGGATAACGGCTACGACCGTTCCATCTCGCTGGATGTGATGGAGCAGACTGATACATGGTACTACGCGACGAAGACTGTCGTCACAGACAACTATGGGAAAGGCAACATCGAAGGGTCGATTATCGGATGCACTGGTGCTGTTGGTCGCCCGTCTATCGGTAGTGGCGAGGCGCTACAGGACATCGTGATCACTCGCAACCACTGCACTGGCGGGCAGCGCCATGGAATCTTTGCAATCAATCTTGTGCCGTCAAACGGCGACGGGAGTATCGTCGTGGCGAACAACCGTGTCAGAAGTACGCCCGAAAAAGGGATCTATTTGACAGCAGACGAAGACCAGACCGCACCTCTCGCTATCAGTGGGAACGTGATTGATGGGGTTGGTAACAACGGGATCGTAGCGAACATCCAAGGAGCGAGTGTCAACGGAAACTCCGTCAACGGGGTAGGCGCTGTCGGGATCATCTGCACACGCAGGGCAGATGTGACTGGTAATGCAGTTCACAACTCTGGCGGGAATGGAATCGAGAGTACGACGAACCGTGCGCTGATTTCAGGCAATCACGTCCAGGGAGTAGGTGGGACTGGTATCCGTGTGAAATCAGGGACGAACTCCATCATGGCGAACGTTGTCGCTGGTTCTGACGTGCATGGAATCCACACGACAGGAAACTTCAACGTTATTTCAGGGAATACCCTTGAAGATAATGGCGTTGGCGGGTCGACAGCGTACGGTCTCGAACTCGACGCTTCTGACCTACTGATCGGATGCAACCTCTACCGCGCGGGCGGTGCTGACGGAACGACCTTCGCCATCCACGAGACCTCTAACGCATCTTCCAGTCTGTTCATCGGCAATAAACTGCTACACGGGAATCCGTGGGGGGGCGTACAGTCCTCGACTCGTGCAGTCGCTAACTACCCAAACCCCGATGGAAAAGGAACAGTCGCCACCACACCCGATGGCACAGCAGAGTATGAAATAGCTGTTGACAACAGTGGTAACGTGACGACGACACAACTGTAACGTTCTGTTCAGCGATTGACCGTATTCTAACAACGCTTTTCGGCTGAAACAAAAGCCTTCTGCGAAGCGAAATTGGTCACTCCAGCGAAGCACAGGCACCCTCACGAGCGCCCATTCCCTCCAGCGAGGGCATACCGCACCCTCGGGCCTTGTGGACTTGCATCCGCACTCTCCATCACCAACCAGTCACACAGTCCCAATCCAACGGCCCGAGGTTAGCCACAGAGACACGCTATACGCTTTTGTGTCTTGCGGGCATAGCACGACACATGCCAGACCAACCCGATGCAACGCGCTTTCTGACCGCGCTGTACGAACAGGCCAAACAGGACAACGAATCACCCGAAGAAGTCGCCAAGCGTGTCTACCAGAACGCCCGTGGGGTGTCGCGACGCGAGCTGCTGCAAGCCGGTGGCGCACTCGGTGTCGGTGGCGTGCTTGGTGGTGGTGGGATTGCAGCGGCGACCCAGACCGCTGCGGCCGACGCCTCAACGAGTGACTCGGATGGCAACATGGGGACGCCAAGCGATCCGGTGGACGCCTTTGTCGACGGCATCGATATTTTCGACGGCCCGAACAATCAGATCGGGTCGTTAGACGAGACTGGGTTAGAGATTCCATCGCTCAGTGCAGATGCGATAAACAGCGACGAGGTGTGGTCGTCGTGGGGCGACATCTACCCCGCGACCGACGACGGCGTCGACCAGGCGATCGCCGACCTCAACGCCGAAACTACGTCCGGTGCGTGGATTCGTGTCCCGCCCGGATTCTTCACGGTCTCGACGCCGTGGGTGGCGGACAACCACAAAGCGATATTCGGATGGGACGGCAGCAGGGACAAGACGCAGATAGAGGCCGGCAGCGGCCACTCTGGGCCGATGGTCGACATCCGAGGTACGCACTACCTCCGGGACATCCGACTCGACGCCAAATCCAACGTGCAGGTGGCGACCGACGCCGCCGGGAGCGGCGATGCGGCCTTTGTGGCCTACAACAACGCCAATTTCGCCGGGTCGTCGGTATATCCTGAGTACGAGATCACCAACGTCAACGCCTTCCGGTGGTCGTGGTTTAACTCGGAGGTTCGCAACGGCTTCCGATTCGGGGGGTCGTTCCAAAACGACTTTTTCGCTTGCACATTCCTCGCTCCCGGTTCTGCCGGCGACTACGCAATCCACCTCGACGGGACGAACCAAGCGACGATTTGGGGCGGCAACGTCAAGACTGGCGGGTCTGATGAGGCGGCGATCTTCGTCGACAACAGCAACGGCCGGGTACAGGACGTGGAGTTCCGTGGGGTCGACGTGGAGTGGTTCGCCGACTCCTCGAAGTCGGCCCCGGCGTACCAACTCGGGGCGGCGGGAGCATCGAATAACATCCACTGGATGATCGACGGCGGCCAGCTAAGGAACACGAACTTCTCGCAGACGAATTACGGAACGGCGGTCGTTATCAACGGGGCTCAGGGAGCCCAGTTCCGGCCCACCTCTATCGACCATGCGGCGACCGGCGTAGAGGTGCACACCGGAGAGGCGAAATTTCAAAACGGCGAATTCGGCCCGTGGAACCCCCATTACGTCGGTTCGGCGTATAGTGGATTCTCGTCAAACCCGGTGGCACAGGATAAACGGCTCGTCGGCGGGTCGTTCACAACGAGTTAGTGGGCCTACTTAGCGAGCGATTCACGCCATCAATTCCTGAAATAAACTGTCTGAAAGTAGTCTACAAACACCTTTCGCCAAGTTGCTCAACAGCGTCTTCGATTCGGCTGTCTGGCAGGTCGAACCATTCTCCGTGTGTGTTATATCGACTGTATCGCTCATGCAGTTCTTCTTCTACATCCCTTGCATTTGGGACTAATATGGCTGTGATTAGTGTCAACTGCCGTGGCGAAGAGCCTTGCAACGTATCTAATCGCTGTTCTGGATCTTTCGTGATACCGATTTTCACTCTGCCGCAGTCAGATAGAATGAGATAAACATACGAATACTCCTCAATTTCAAACTGTTTGTATGTTTTTGGGTCTGGCCCTAAATCAGAGAACGGGTCTTCTTCATCACTCAACTCTGCCTCGGTAAATTCATCTTCGCTCATAGCGGTCACTGATAGCCAGCGGGAGTAAGACCTAAAACCGTTGTAGGTCGACGGCTAAATGGGAGATCGGGGCCTCTCCCGGCTTTTGCTATCACCGATAAATATGCATCTAAGCGCCTTAACGCTACGTATAGCTTGGTGAAAGTATTTCTACTTTCACTATGCATGGCGCGCTTTTACACTGTTTCCACCCATAGCATCAGATCCGCGCAACGGGCGCGGGAAAGGCAACCGATGGAACGACGAACTCTGCTCAAGCACGGCGCCTCGGGACTCGCTGGCTTGGGCGCTGGCTACGCGATCGTCGAACAGTCAACTAACAACGCGAGTGCCGCCGTCTCGATGGGCGCACTCTCCATCGACGGCGACGAGGCAACAACACAGGACGGCACCATAGAGGACGTTTCGGTATCCCTCAACGCGAGCTGGGACTACGACCTACCCTCGGGCAAAGACCCGCATCGGTGGCGGTTGATCTTGTCCGTGACTGACGGCGAGGGTGTCGGGACGGTGGACAAGACGCATGACGCAGCGAAGTACCTCAGTTCGAACGGCGAGGTCAGTCTATCCGGAAGTCTGACCGAGACGACTGTGTACAGTGCGCAGGATTTTGCGGCACCGGAGGGAAAAAAGAAGACCGTCACGATCGGGTTCGTCCTTGAGTTCGAAGTCGTCTCGACAGACGGCACAGTGCTGGCCTTTAGCTCGCTGGAGGACACGGCTGACGTGGCGGTGACAAACGAAGCGTATCGGCCACAAGAGCACGGGAGCGCAGACGGGACGGGGAGCGTGACGATCACGACATAGCGATCGTGCCGTCGCGCCAGCGAATCGCGTGTAAGTACACGAACGCGCGGTTTTCGTGCCGGAAGAACCCGGCCAAGCCAATCTCGTCAGCACAGCACTTGGGCAGCCTGTATCGGTAGGACTGCCCGCAACAGGGGCATCGCTCTGGCTTAGAACGCCCGGAGGTCCGCATAGTCATCCGGGCGGTCTTCTTGGACGGTACTGCATTTGGGACAGTACGGCCGGTGCGTCTGTGGCGTCAGATGCATCTCGACTTGCCTGCCACAGCTTGCGCACGTGCTCTCACGCATTGCTGTCCTCCAGGTGCCCGGTGAGTTCTTGATAGGATACGATGCCCGTCCCAGTCGCGAAGCTCACTGCGCGCTTGTAGGAGCGCGTCTCGGCCATCTCTAAGAGCGTGCCTTTGTCATCGCCGCGGTCAAGATGGGCGGTCCCGGTCCCGACGAATGTGTTGCCGTCCTCGTTTTCGACTGTCGTCTCGACGATCGCGTACTGCCAGTCCGACTCGTGCGGGTTGACCACGATTTCGCGGTCGGTCACAGTGACGCCGTAGTGGTAGGCCAGCACGGACAGCCCACGCTTGTTGAGCGTTGGCGTACCCTGTACGTGGTCGATCATGTAGTCGGGCAGGATGTCAAGCGGGTCCGTGTCAACGCCGGCTTCGTCCGGGAGTGCCTCGATAGGTTGCGTCTGCTCTTCGGGTTCGCTGTCCTCAACCACTGCAACGTCTTGGTTGTCTGCTGACTCCGGTGGTGCTGGTTGCTCGCTGCTATCGTCTTCCTCGTCGAACTCGTCTAACTCGGGTTTACTGTCTTTGTCCGTGCCCTCGGGGACTTTGATCGGGTTGATCTCGAAGTCCTCTGGCTTCGCCCCCATCGCGACCATTTCGTTCATTTTCTCCTGGGCTTCTTCCCAGGTATCGAACGGCCGGTCGTTGTCGCGATTGTGGTCGATCAGTTCGTACTTGTCTGCGTCGGTGCTCGCATCTGCTTGTTGTGATTGCGCCATCGTTAGTCCTGTTTCGCTGTTTCAAAGCCGCGCGAGTAACTCGACTCGTCAGCTAACGCTTCCGTCTGGATTGTCGCGGTCAGTTCCGGCTGTCTGTTCGCCTCTGATTTGAGTTTCGACAGTTCGTGGATTGCAGATTCGACCTGTTTCTCATTTCCTTCAAGGATGATCGTGGCTTTCTTGCGGGTCATTGCTCTCTGTCTCGCTGTTCGGCGACGAGCTGGAGGATAGACTTGTCGGACTGGCCGTGCCGGGCGATCGTCGCGGCCGTCCGCACGCGGTCTATCTCGCCGCCAGACCACTTGCTCATGGGTCCGCTCCCTGGAGATGGGCTATCGGGTCCATGTCGGGCGCGTGCTCCGCACAGAGGCGCTTGCGGACGGAGACGGCCGGCGGGGAGACTCGCGCCCAGATGCCTGTCGCGTCGGCCGTGCAGCCGTCGTGCTGGCACTCAGGCATGGTTAGAGCAATCGGCACTGGCGTTCGCTGACCACGTCGTAGTGGATTTCGGTCCAGCCCTGTGCTTGGGCGATTTTGTCCAGCCGCTCGAGGTCATCGTCAACAAGGTCTTTGAGGCTGTTGGGTCGGCTCATGCGAGCGGTTCGAGAACTTCGGTGAATTGGTGCCCGCGGGCGCATTCGTACTCCTCCACGCGGGTTTGAGTCGGGTCAGTCACGCCGTTGTCGCTGATTATTGTGACCGCGCAGTCGCAGTTTGGCTTGTTACATCGGGATGCCATTGCACTTGTTGCATAGCGCGCTATGCATTTAATACTATTCTTTTCCATACTTTTATGGTGCATAGCGCGTTAGTTTTTGTTGCAATGTCGACCGAGATAGACTACGATAAGGTATCGTTTGTCATCAGTAGCAAAAGCCGAGAGGAGACTATCATTGCGCTCACGGGCGGATTCAAGACGCCGTCCGAGATAGCCGAGCGGAGCGAGGTTTCGATTAGCCACGTCTCACGTGCGCTGTCGTCACTCCGTGAGCGCGAACTGGTGGAACTGCTCGTTGACGAAGACCGAAAGAAGGGGCGCCTGTACGGCCTCACCGAGATGGGCGACGTTGTGGGCGAAGCGGTCGCGAACCGGGAGTGAGCAATGACTGAGAAACAGCACACGGTCAGCGAGAGTGCCGACAAGATTCGTGTAGAGACGCAGGTGAAACGTGGCAATTCTACGCGTGACGAGGACCGGATCAAAGTCAAAGTGAAAGGCGACGATGCTGGCGAAGTCGTCGAGAAACTGAACGAGACTGTTGAGAAACTGACCACGACGGCCGACACGCTCCGGACCATGCAGCCGGAGGGCGACGATGAGTGAGTTCATCGAGCAGCTCAAGGACGGCAAGCACGATCCCGTCCCGCAAATCTGGGCCAACTGGCACGTCGTGGACGACCAAGTCATCTTGGAGGCGGGCTGCGAGAAGTACGTCAAGTCAGACACTTGGGTTCCAGTTGAACAGTAGCGGCTTCGTTGCTGCATAGCCCGCGCGGCGCGCTAAACATCTCCTTACCGGACGCTCGACGGCTAAAACATGAGTCGCGTTTTTAACCCATCGCTCTCAAGGCGTAGCTATGCCGCTACAGGACTATGACGACATTCGTCTCAAAGAAGAGTTTCGCGGGACATTAGGCGATCGCAACGCCATCAAAGAGCATCGCAACCGCACGCCGGGCAAAGACGAAGTCGCGCAATACGTCGTTGAGAACGTGATACAAGAGAACCGCTGGCCGGTCTATATGGTCGATTTAGGCGAGGAGACTGGATACTCCCGCCAACACTGTGCTAACGTTATCTCGGAGTATTTCGAGGGCGTCGACGACACTGAGAACAACACGATCGACCTGCCGGACGGCGCTGAAACAGAGCAACCGACGCCCAACGATTTGCAGAGCGAGCGCGTCTTTGTCGAGATAAACGGCTCGTATCAGCAAGTCTACATCGACATTCCGGGCGACGTGGAAAATGCCGATAGCTACGTGCGTGGCTATCTGGACGGTAAACGAGACTGATTAGCGGGAACTGTTAGTCAAACAGACGCTCAGCGAACAATTCCACATCCACTGAAAGGACCATTTTTAATACAAGTGAAAAAAAAAATACTCGCGCGATGGGTCACACAGAGAAGGGTCCGCGCGCAGACGCAGACCGGGACAGGGGGACCTGTCCTGTCTGTGGCGGTCGCTACGGACGCCAGGAGCGGGTTCTCCAAGACGGCGATGAGGCATTGATCTACTGGCATACCGACTTGTCAGACCACAAGGAATATTGCATCGAGACGTGTACCGGCGAAAAGAGAACCATATCACATGGCCCAAAAACCGGCGCACGAGCAGCAGATAGCGATTAAGGCCGACGAGTTCGAGGTTGACGCAGAGGTGCGTATTTGTGCTGATGTTGAAGACGCCGAGGAGCTGGGGGACCAGATCGAACAAGCAATCCGCGACGGCATGATTAGCGTTGCAATGTCGCTATGACTGTGAGATAAATTTAAGTGAGGCGCTATGCTCGTGTATGGCATGGCAAGCGATCGGGTTCGGAAGTTAGCACGCGAGCATCCAGACCAATTCCGCGAAGTTGCTGAAGCGAGGGATGACGAACTTTGCGAGCATCTGCTGTCTGTGCTCAGCGAGGAACAGCAAGTCGACGAGAAACGCAAACAGCCAGTCACAGCGTAACGCTTTCTGTTGTTTTGTCGCCGTCTAATCCAAACCTGTAGCCTTGGCTGAGATTTATGTTGCCCCGGCGTGTGCTAAGAATACGGTGTATCAATCAATGGTATTCAAGAAAGTATCTCTCAACCTATGCGCAGTATTCTTGTAGTCGGCGTGTATGACGCTGGTATATGGCTCAGACCAAGCGGGAAAAATATGAATCAGAACGGGAGGCTGTCAAGGACTTAGCTGCAAGTGGGCAGATAGCCGAGGAAGACGCTGCTGAGATGTTGCGGTGGTGCGACGGATACGACCCGGAAAACGCGATCACGACTCCTACGAACGCTGATGACGACTCTAATCGGTGGGGTGAGACGAGAGCGCCGACCACTTTGCGACAGTGGCTCGTCTCTGTCTCAGCATTTGCCCGCGACCTGGACGAGTCGATCTTAGACGCAGATGCAGACGACCTTAACAGAGTCGCACAACGACTGTATGAGGGCAAGGCTGCATCAACTACAAAACCACAGAGTAAAAACACGGTCCGAACGCGGCAAAACTGTCTCAAGAGATTTTTACGCCATCTCGACAACGGGGTTGACCCAGCGGACATTGCAGTGTTCGAGCAACAATCAACTATCGTCGACCCCGAAGATATGCTTACTCGTGCAGAGTTCCACGCGCTGAGGCAGGCGCCCGAACATCCGCGCGACAAAGCAATTGTCGATATTTGCCTTTACACCGGCCAGCGCAACACAGCAATCAGGACGCTCCGGATCAAAGACCTGGACCTCGATGGAGGGAAGTATCGGCTGAACAGCGACGTTGACGGGTTGAAAGGAGCTGACCTGGTTGGGACGTGGAACCCGTTGTTAGCGGCGACCGGAGCAGTGCGCGACTGGTTGACCCATCATCCCGATCCCGACAACCCGGATGCCTACCTGCTGTGCGAGCGCCGAGACAGCATTGTCCGGGACGCAAGCGAGACAATCAGCAACGACACCATCAATCGAGTGCTCCGCGAAGCGGCGACTGTAGCTGCCGACGACGAACCAGAGATTGCTCAAAAGCCGACGCACGCCCATGCACTACGCCATAATTTCGTGACGATGTGCAAGCGTGATTACGATATGGATGACGACGTGATAAAGCGGTTGATCCGCCATAAACCAGAGTCGGATGTGATGGCGACCACGTATGCGCATCTCTCTGATTCAGACTACATCGAAAAGGCCGAGGAAGCGTTTGGCTACCGTGACGATGACGAGGACGAGTCGCCGATGACGCCACAGAACTGTGGGTCGTGTCGAGAGCCACTACCGCCGAACGCGAAAGCGTGCCCGAGCTGCGGCGCCGTCTTCACTCCAGATGCGGCCAACTCGAAGCGCATGTATCAGCAACAGGCCGAGGAACGTGTCATATCTGCCGATACGGAAGTGAAAGCCGAGATTGTCCAAGAAATTCTTAAAGATATGCGTGAGAATCCAGACGAGTATCCTATCTGACGGCCAACCGGTTTCCTAACACGCCTTGCAGTATGCCGATAGTTTTTTTAACACGCATAGCGTTAGCTAACACAAGCAGAAAGCGGCGGGAGAACGCCCCACCGGCCTTAGGACAGTTGGTTTATGGCGTTCTGACGGTGTAAGCGTTTCGGTGGTCTCTCTTCGCGCTTTCTGTGAGACAACACCATGGAAGAACGCAAAGACGGCGATCATCTCAAAAGTTGGCAACGCCTTCAAAGGTATTACGGCAATTATTGTGGCGAATCTTCAAAGATTGGCCCATCCTTTGGGACGAATACCCAAGGGCGTGAAGTATGGTACACCAATAAGGAAAAAGACGGCCACACAGACTTCCTTGTTCATCAACTCGTGGCAATCGCAGATGGAGCAGATCCACACAAGGTGTTCTCCTCCGGCGACTACCATGTACATCACAAAAATCGCATAGCGTGGGATAACAGACCTTGTAATTTGGAGCTGCTTACTGAGGAGCAACATATGCGGCTTCATGCAAATCAAAGGCTGGAACGCGGTACGCTACCGACCATTACAGAAAATTTGGATGACCAAAATGAGTGAGAAAACCATGACGGCCACAATACTAGACCAAGCCGAAGAAGACGAGAACGGCGACTTGATTTACGAGTTCGAGTTGCAGAAACGCAACGGCGTTGCCAAGAGCGTTGAAGTCAACGCCACCCACCTGTTCCAACCCGGTGAACGTCGAGTCGGAGACGTTGCCCATCTCGTGACGGAAGCGAAGTTGGCAGAGAAGGGCGAACTCGGCGGGAATCCGGCAAAGCCGGCGAACGGCGAGACCGCGAAGAAGGCGATCGAACAGATTGAACAAGCCGGCCTGGAGCCAGCCTGGCGAGCGGTTGACCGGGTGAGCTTCCCATGAGCGGCAACCCGCAAGTAGACCGCGAGAGCTGTTATTTCTGCCACGACAACCACACCGAACTATTAGAGACTCACCATATCGTCCCGAGTCGCTATGGCGGTTCTGATGACGCCGAAAACCTTGTTGATGTTTGCCCAAATTGTCATCAGAAATTGGAACGGTTGTATGGCAACCGTTTCTACGAGAAACTCGGCATTGAGGTTCCAGACGCCGAAGTTGATGAGCAAGAATTCACTGTTAAACAGAGGTACACGTGCAGAGAGCAGATTACGGAACGAATCTCGGACCACGTTGCTGAGACCGGAAACGCGCAGCCGGAACAGGAGTTGATTACAGATCTAGTCTCTGAGGGGTACAGTCGCGAAGTTGTCTCTAAGGAGCTGGAGAAGTTGAAGCAGCGGGGCGATGTTTACGACGAATTTGATGGAGGGTTGAAGACGACATGAGGGACCGACATGCAACACACGATTCGAACACGCGATCCGCGTGTGTGCGTGTACAGCCGGAGTGCGAGTGTAGAACGCACTCACCAGAATCAAGAACGCGCCAGAACGGCACTCTCTGGTACAATCTCAAAACGGCGTGTTCTTCGTGCCGTGTTGTTGTTGTTTTGAGTTACAAATTAGTTTGTAATAAGGTGGGGTGCGATGCACGCTATTACAAACTAGATACAAACAACGGTGGCTCAGACCATGCGGTTCTCTCCTAACTGACAATGAAAAACAAGCAAACGCAACCTACGCCCATCAGCGAAGAGGAGTACAAACGGTTCAAACAGTGGGTCCAAGACGTTCATGGAACCACTCGCGGGCACCTCTCGACTGAAATCGAAAACGCGCTTAGAGAGTACAGACAGCCTGATAACAACCAAGATAAGCTTTCTCGGATTGAAGACGATCTGGCCTCTGTCAAAGCGATGGTCGCCGAGTCAGAGGGAGTGAGCGAAACTGCGGCGCCTACACCTGAGACGCCAAACACACACGCACACGCGGACGGCGGTAAACCAAACCCCAACGCACCCCGTTCAGTCAAGGTTGACTACATCATCTCGGAGTATTACCACCGAGACGGCGGGTCAACCACGGTCGACGCAATACAAACACAGATCAAAGAGGCGTTCGGCTTCGGCGACCGGACAGTTGAGGAATACCAGGAGTTGATTCTTGACGAGCTGGGCGCAGAGCCTCATCCAGCCACTCAGGGCGTCTACGCGTGGGGTGACAATCTTGAGCAGGCTGTTGAACGGCATCAAGAGCAGGTTGAGAACGATGTTCACGAGCGCATGGAGGAGCTGGAATGAGCGAAGCGGAAGCCACCGGAAAGACGGTGTCGCGTGCCGAACATCACGCCGACAGTGACGTGCCGAAAGTCCGGCGTGCCAAAGACCGCATCGCCTGGATACTCCGGCGTCGAGACTGTCGCGAACACGCCATTAGCAGCAAAGCTCTCGCAAGAGCGACCGGCTGGAAACCGGGCGAACCAAGCGACGGCATCAAGCCGACCACAGTCAGAGACTGCATCAAAGAGATTCGGGCAGAGCGTGACCTCCCCATCGAATCCTGTGGGCGTGGGTACTACCTTATCGGCACCGTCAGCGAGTTAGAGCGGTATATCGAAAACCGGAAAGAAGAGAAACGCACCATAGACGAGACGATTCAAGAACAGGTTCAAGCGTTCAACGCCATGCGGTACGGGGGCGAGTCGTGACGATGTCGCAGCTCCTCATCGCTGGTACTGGCTATCTTGGACTGATTGTGCTAGCCGGCATCAGCGTGTGGTGGTTCGGGGCATGAGCGTGGCCGAGATATGGCGCTACCGCTGTCCGGACGGGCACGCGAGCTGGCATAGTCGGCCCGGCGACCAGACGCCGGGCAACTACTACTGCGAGTGCTGTGACGAATACTTTCAGACCCTCTACGACCAGAAACATGAAAAGCCAAAACCAGACCGCATCGAGTGAGTGGGACGTGTGGGCGGCCGCGTTTAGTGCCGACTCCAAGATCCCCGCGTCCATCCTGATCGACGGCATCAAAGACCGAGAAACCGCGCTCCGTGCGCATCGGAAAGCCCACGAATACGACGCCAGCGCCGAACAGAAAGCCAAGATAGCAGACGAACTCGCCAAGTATGAGTAAATACGCCAGCCCACAGTCACGCACCGCGTGGCACTCCGACCCGGAGAACTGTAGCCGCGTGTCCGAACCAGAACGCCACGTCGAGCGCGATGACGAGTATATCGAGTACCACGGCCTGGAGCCCTGTCGGTACTGTCACCCGGACTTTGAAGATCCGCGCGCCGATCCGGCCGACGCGTCGCCGGACACACTGGCGAACCGACTCCAGTACGGGAGCGACTGACGCTCTCGCGGCTCTTTTCGCGGTATGGCTAAATATTGAGTAAACTTTTAGTACATGGCGTGCTATGAATGACATGTGGCACAGTACAAGACACTGAAAGTCAGCCCCGAAGTGTTCGAGCGGCTGAAACGAGGCAAAGACGACGGACAGTCGTGGAGTCATTATCTCGACGAACTCAATGACTCCGCACAGAAACTAGACGAGTTAGAGGACACGCGACGATGAGCAACGCACACACCGACAGTGACGACCGCTGTTACGTCTGCGGGAACAAGCTCGGGCGAACCGACCTGCCGAAACACCTGCGCTACCAGTGCGAGGGCGAGCGATGAGCAGTCGCGGACGGACCCGCCGGCACACCAGTCGGGACTGGATACGGACCCACGCGGATCTGATATACGAACTGCCGGACGGCCGCTTTGAGGCGGCCGATGTTGATGACGTGACGGAAACGCAGATACAGGCGCTCCGCCGGAAACAGGTGCTCGACCGCGTTGCTGATCGACACGTGGGCAAGGAGCGAGAGTGCTCGTACCGGGTTGGCGTGTTTGAGGTCGACTCGGACGCGGAACAGTTGGCCGCCGAGGTTGTGGAAGGCCGCGATGCGATTTGCCCGTGCGGTCATGCGGGCATCCAGAACTGCGGCGACCATTACGAGTGCCTGTTTGACGGCTGCGACGAGACGTATGCACGCGACCAACTGAAGGTTAGCAACGCATGAGTGATGCTGATATGAGCGTCGGCTCGGTTGATGAGTGCGGCCGCTGTGGCCGCCACCGAGTCGGAGACGGGTCGTTTGCTAAGGATGTGACTGTGCACGTGGTGCCAACTGCGGGAGACTGGTACCTCTGTGAAAAGTGCAAGCAAAAATTCAACGAGTTTCTCAAAGGAGACAACGAATGAGCGATAGACAAGAGCCACAGACCGAGCAGCAGACCCTCTCCGGGAGACAGAAGCCACTCGGAAAAGCCTGCTCGCACTACGGCCGCGGATACGAGAAGGGATGCGACAACGACGCTGAGTGGTACATCTCCGCGAAATTCGGCGCCGTCGAGATGGAGATGCACGTCTGCGAAGAGTGTCTGAAAACGGTGGCGGAGAATGCGGACGAGGTGTTCGAGCAGCGGACCCTCCACGATCGGGAGTTGATAGCATGAGCGGTACGAGCGAACGGACCGAGCGCGCAACTGGTCACATCGACACGCCCGAAGGCGGCGCGATGGATGTGTACCTCAACGGCGAACGGATGGAGTTCCGCGACGGCTACGACGTGGGCGTTCAAGTGTACCTCGAACAGGATGGGGCGACCACTTCCGTCTTCGTCAAGGGTCACGAAGATCTCGGCATCACTGCCGTCGAAGGCGAACACTGGGACTTCAAGGAAGACGCGTTTTGGGAAGACCCGGATAGCATCCTCAGCTTCGAGCACAAGCACACTGATGACGATGACGTGCTGCTCTTCGAGGCGACTGGCGACGACAACCAGACGGTAGAGATCCGCAGTGTCGACCCCGATACGGAGGGTGTAGAATGAGCGAACACCAGGAACACCCGACGCCGGAGTGTCCGAACTGCGGCGGCGAGAAGACGCGGCCGTTAGACCCGGAGAACGCGACGTGCTTCGAGTGCGAGCGCGGCTGGAGGATGACCGAAGAGACCCAGGAAGAGGTCGCAGAGCGGTTCGAAGAGAACGGAGGTGCGTGGTGATGCGCGATACGGGCAGCGGACAGGTCGAAAATCGACGCGACGGCTCTCGACTCGAAGTCGACGACCCGCACCACTGCAAGCGGTGTGGTGGCGAACTTCCCGAGATCTGCGTTGACGGTGAATGGCATCCGCTCGGTGCCGACGAGCCACCGGAGTACTGTGGTAGCTGTCTCGCGGAGGCGATGCTCGCATGACCGGTCCCGAAAGCGTACCGGTCGGGATGCCGCCGCACAAGTACGACCAGGCGAAGGAACGCGCCCGCGACGACCTCGACCAGACCGAGTTGACGAACCTCGTCTACGACCTACCGTCCGTGTGTGAGGTTCTCGTCGACGGCGATGATGAGGACTGGCGCGAGACCGAGATAACGGTCGGCTTCGCCGAGGACTACGGCGCCGGGATCGACGACACGATCACGGTGATGCAGCGCGCAGGCTGGCGCGTCGACGGCGTCACGTTCGGGACGTATCGCCGGCTGACGTTCGTGGAGCGTGGTAGCGATGAGTGACGAGCGAAACCGCCACGTAAACTGTGTGTTCTGCGAGGACCGCGGCGAATACTGCTCCGTCTGTGACCGAGGTGAGAAGCAGTGAACGACTCCGACACCGGACAGGGCGGTCAGTGTGCGAGCGGCACTGAGCACTCGCGGTGCCACCACTGCGGGATGCCGCAGGACGAACCGACCCTTGACGGCGGGTGTCCGTACTGCGCGGACATCTACCCGCACTCGGACCCGCACCCCGACAACGCCACTCGGTGTGATGGGTGCGGCCACCAGCGAGCGGAGAGTCATACGTTGACCATCCCCGACGAGGACGAGGAGACGATCATCGGGACGTACTGCCGTGGCTGTCTCCAGATTCTCGACGAAGACGACATCGAACCAGGAGATCACGAGCAGTACACGCTGATGGAGGGGTCGGCATGACGTACAAAGGATCGAACTGGACGCGGGGCGAACTCGGCAATGTCCCCGACGAGAATCCGTCTGTGGACTGTGCCGACTGTGGCGAGTCGTTCAACTGGCGCGACTACTGGAAACCTCGTTACGTCGAACCGGACGATGTGGACCCGCGAACTGCCACACTCCGGTGTGATGAGTGTCGAGAACGGCACGAACGCCTCACCCGACGCCGCGAGAACAACCAAACTCTCGAAAAATTCGCAACCGACGGTGGGCGAAACAACCGCTCAGTAGACACGGGAGTTGACCAATGACCGACTCGGAAGACGGACGGAACGAAGAGCACGAGTACCTCTACACGACCGTCGACTACAACTATCCTAACCCGCGGCTACGCTCGCGGAAGCGCGTCTCGGTCCACCTCCAGATGGACTACGACGAGATCGTGGCCGGCGTAGGAATCGAGGTGGGCGACCTTGCAACGTGAGGGAGACGGGATGGCACACCCGACCGTCGTCGACCTCGAAGGCGACACCGACAACATCGGCGGCAAGGAGCCGAACGGGAAGCCCGCCGCGATCGGCCGGTGGACCTTCCAGACTCAGGCCGTCCGGAATACGCTTCTCCCCTACCTGGAGGGTAGAGTACTCAATCCCTTCGCCGGGAAGACTCGACTCGACGAATACAAGCGCGGGATCGAGGTGGTTCGGAACGACCTCAATCCCAAACGTGATGCCGACTACCACATCGACGCCGCCGAGATTGGCGAAGTCTTCGAGGACGAATCGTTCGACGTGGCCGTGTTGGATCCGCCGTTCGACCAAACACAGTCGGACGAGCACTATGACGGGCTACACGCGCGCGATATGGGCGAGGTACGGAAAGAAGTCGCCCCGCTCGTGAAACCCGGCGGTCGAATCGTCGAGTTCGGCTGGAACCTCTGGGGTGCGGCCGACTACTTCGACCACTGGGTCCGCGAGGAGAAACTACTGTTTCGGCGCGGGATTCCCGGAAGACAGCCCGTACTCATGACTGTAGACATGAAGTCACAGACCGAACTTCCGGGGGTGGCCTAACCGTGCCATCCTCAGGCGGGGTCTGTCGCGGCGACGTGTTCGACCTCCTGCCGTCCCTCGAGGACGACTTCGCCCACGCCGCGGTCGTCGACTTCCCGTGGCAGTTCAACGGCGACAACGGAACTGGTCGGTTCGAGTCGACGGACGGTGAGCGAGACTTTGAGGTCTACAACACCGAGGACAACGGCCGGTTGGCCGAGGTACTCGAGGAGCTGGAACGCATCGTCGTCGACGGTGGCTGGGTGTTCGTGTTTGCGGACGACGACACCGAACCCGAGTTCCGCGAGTGTCTCGAGGACTCACCGCTGACCTACCGGCGGACGTGCGTCTGGGATCGCGAGAAGTTCGGGATGGGGTACTATCACCGCGTCCAACACTATCCGATTCTGACGGCCACGAACGGCGAGACGGACCGGTACGTACAGGACCGCGGTACGGTCTTCCGGGCTGCTCGCAACGACTTCACGGCCGTCTACAACGACGACGCTTACCCGACGAGCAAGCCGGTCGAACTCTACCGACAGATGCTCGCCGAACCCGTCCTCGAGGACGGTGAGCGACTAGTCGAACCGTTCTGTGGCGTCGGTCCCGGCGCGGCCGTCTGCGCGGAGCGGGGCCTCGAGTACTGGGGCGCGGACCTCAACCCCGACGCCGTCGAACAGGCCCGGGTACACCTTGAACAGACTCGGCTCACGGAGGCTGGTTTCTGATGAACGACTCGGAACCCGAGACAGAGCAGTACCTTCCCAACTGTGACAAACCAGGGTGTTCGAGCGAACGGTACACCTCAAACGGGTACTTCTGCGAAGAACACCGTGTCGGTAGACCGCCGTGCGATGTGGTCAAAGGCCTAACCGACACTTCACATCACGACGGATTAGAGCGCCGTGTCTGTCCTGATTGCCGACTGTACTTCGATGTGGGCGAGGACTCGGACAATGTGTTCTGTTCGGACGCCTGCCGTCGCCGCTACGTACGAGGTGAATTGCTGTGACGTCCGACCGACGGACCGCGCGCGACTACGGCCAGCCCGGCCCGAAGCGGTGTTCGAGCTGTGGAACAGACTTCTACCGCGAACTCAACCAGTGTCCGGAGTGCGAGGCTCAGATGTACAGCGTATCTCGGCACCCTCGCGACGGTTGGACCGAGCAACTTGCTCGGGACACCGTCCGCGGACTCGCGGGGTACGCGGTTCTCCGCCTTGAGCTACCCGCCGATAACAAAGCGTGGATGTGGTGGGACGACGGTGTAGAAGCGCGCTCTCGTCATCCTCGCGGTGCGCTGGAATCGTTCGAACTCGGGCTGGGTGAAGTACTCAACGATGCCCGCAGCGTCGAGATCGTCCACTGGCGGGAGACTCACCCGCAGATTCGCCGGCAGTTGCGGGAGAGTCTTCCGGAGCCAGTTGATGCGCGCGAGGTCCCGCGGGAGGACCAATGAGCACCCAGATCCACGACACGAAGCGGTGTCCCGACTGCGACACTCCCGGAATAATTGACGA